CCAAACCAATATTAACAATATTTCAATGTTATAACTGTGGGTTTAAAGCTAGTTGGGCGACAAGAAAGGACAGTGAGTGAATGAGCCATCGTGACATTTATATGAGCGATATAAAAAATGTGTTCGGTAAACTAAAGTGTCTAACCTATGATGAATTAAGTTTTGAAGATAAAGCGGTATTAAGCATGGCATTCTCGTCTCAATATAGTGATGTGGAAATTAGATATATGTTAGAAGAGTTAAATAGTTCTAAACGTGTACCTGTATATACGAAAGAAGAAGTCAGAAAAATATTAGAAAGAAGTAAGATACCAAAATTTGAATAAAGGACAGTGAGTGAATGAACTTCGAATATAAAACACAAACGTTAACTAAAGACCAAATGCTAATGACAAACGGTATCTTCACAGTAGACAGAGATAAGAAACACTTCATTCAACACAACGATTATTTTGAACATAATACATTCTTTCAATGTCCTAAATGTAAGAGTTTAAATGTTGAGAGGGGAACAGCGTATGGAAGTAATGTCCCAATAATTATAGTTAGAAGTTGTAAAGATTGTGGATATAAACATACTACTGAATTAACTAGGGAGGACGAATAATGAAACTAAAAATAACAAGTAAATCAAAAAGCACATATAACATAGATTGGATGGCAAGTATAAGCGATTTCACTGCTTGGCTTGATACAACAGACAGTGATTATATAAAAGTAATTGGTACATGGGATAAAAAGACATTACTTAAAATTAGCGAAATAGAAGCTATATCTATTTGGGAGGACAAACAATGAGAATACTTAAAACACTATTAATCTTATTCTTATACGAACTAAGTAAATATGTTACGAATGAAATCATAATCAAACTCACTGCTAATGACGCAGTCGATAAAGTACCTATGGATTACGAAATAAGTAAATGGAGGTAATGCGTATGTGGATAATCACATCAATAATATTGGGTGTCATTACGATACTGTTACTCATATCAAACAGTGTTAAGAATGACCAAATAGCAGCGTTGAAATACACAATTGTTTATATGGCAAGCGATGAAGATATTGAAAAAGCTATGCAAGAGTGGAAGAGATTTAAGGATTAACTGGAGGTAGCTTATGAATACATTCGGTAATTATATCAAACAGTTGCGTAATGGAATATCTATTAGAGAATCTGCTAAAAATATAGGTATTAGCCATACTTATTTAGATAGTTTAGAAAAAGGGTTTGATATTCGCACTAATGGTAAGAGAAGTCCATCAGTGGTGACAGTGTATAAAATAGCTAAATATTACAATGTAGAAATAGAAAAATTATGCGAAATGATTATAACCGATATAAATAATTAATGGAGGGATTACCATTTACACACCAACTGAAGTGAAACAATTAATAACCGATTATCACTGGATGCGTAGACTCATAGACCATCAAGTGTATGAGTATGATAGTACATCTACTGGACAGTACGGTATAGAATCAGCTATGCCTAAAGCTCAAGGAGGTACTGGAGATAAGGTGTTAGTTAGGGTAATCAAGAACGATAAGGACAGACGTAAGACACAGGAGCTTATTGAGAAGGTAGCATTCATTGATGACCATGAGCACCTTATAACTAACGATAAGAACTACCATATACTACAACTACTTAAACAGGGTGAGAGTATAACAGGTATAGAGGTGTTAATGCGTATTAGCCGTAAGAATGTTTATACGCGTATAGGTGAGATAGTTAATGCCTATATGGAAGTTCAATAGACGGGTACAGATTACACACTTTACACACTTTACACAGTAGTTTTATCAACGCAATTTATTTTATATAATTGACCTATGAGGTAAAACTCACATTATAAATACTTTACTATATTATATCGAGGACACACCTTCCGCAGTGTGTTCTCTTTTTATTGTTATCACAACATAAGCTCAAACATTATTTATTATTAACTTATATGAATGTGATTAACAATGTTTAATCTAATCAATATATAAACATAAAAGGTTTAATCAGTTTAAGAGATTGATATAAACAAACATTATAAATAAGTTGATTAGAACAAATGATAAAGACAAAATGAATTGTTTTATTTTTTCGTCAGATTTGTTTTGTCTTTTCTTTTTATTATTAAACTAAATTAATTATTTAATTATAAATATAAATGAAAGAAGTTGATTCATTTGTCTTTCATTGAACCAAAGATTCGTTTAGGTAATAAGACGATGACACAAGACGAATACAATGCACAAAGGGAACGCAAAAGGCAACAGAATGCTATAAGGTATAACAGTAACGTTAGGTTCACTGTGGATAAGCAGTATAGTGACTTCTATAAGTCATCTGCATGGCGTAGAGTGCGTAAGCAAGTGTTACTACGTGATAAGTACATGTGTCAGTCATGTTTGCGTAAAGGAATAGTTAAGTCTATTGATAGCAAAGAAAGGTTCTTCGTTCACCACATAGTGGAGCTTAAAGATGACTGGGAGTTACGTTTAAATACGGGCAACCTTGAAACAGTATGCGCTACGTGCCACATAGAGAGCCACAGAGCAACGAAATAGGGAGGGGGTCGAATAACCCCTTGTGAACTATAAAAGCTCGTAATCGTTCGATGAGGTAAACGTAACCAAATTCTAGAAACTATAAATCTAAAATGGGATTATAAGGCAATTGGAGGTGTGTAAAATGGCTAGACCAAGAAAATTAAATGCTACAAAAACAGGAAATCATAATAAAGAAGAATTAGAACAACAAGAATTACGAGAAAATGGCTTAGAACAATTCAGTAAGATAGATGTGGATAATATACCTACAGATTTAACTGAGAATGGCAAAAAAGAATGGTTAAGGGTTGTGCCTTTATTACAACAATTGCCTATAGCTGAGTTAGATTACGATAGAATTAAGCGTTATTGCCAACTTGTCGCTATGACTGATGATGCATATGAACATATTATGCAATTTGGGTCAATTAATGACGAAGGTACAAAGCGTACACCTCAATATTTCACATATATGGATGGCCTAAAAGAATTAAAATCATTGTGTGGATCACTTGGAATGACTATTGACTCCAGAATGAAGTTAGTTGTGCCGACAGTTAGTGAAAAGAAACAATCTGTGTACGATATGTTTGGTGTTGATGACGATGACTAGCGTAAAGTTATCTAAAGAATACGAAAAATTATTAAATATACCCGATGAATACAAAGACGATGCATATAAGTATTGTGTGATGGTATTGTCGGGTACTTTTATAACTTGCAAAGATACAAGATTAGCATGTGTACGACACTTAAAAGATATAAAACGTAGTATTGATGATGATAACTTTCCTTTTGTCTACAAACCTAAGCGTGCTAAGAAAGTTATTACGTTCATGGAGTCATTACCTGATACAAAAGGTAAGTTTCACAAATTAGCATTATTTCAAAAGTTCATTGTTTCAAATGTGCGTGGTTGGTTTACTGAAGACGATTATTTACGTTACAAAAAAGCTTTTATATCGTTAGCAAGAAAAGGGGGCAAGTCACTTTTAGTAAGTGGTCTTGTCCTTTATTCGTTTTTATTCGATAAAGAACCTAGAGAAGGTAGACAACTATTCACAGCAGCAAATGATAAGAAACAAGCTAGTATCGTATTTAATATGGTTGCTAAACAATTAATGTATTTTGTATCACAAGTACCAGAAATTAAAAAAGATGTAAAAAAGGTACGTGAGTTATTGCAAAATTTAAAAGATGGTTCGTATGTTATGCCCCTCTCTCGTGATACTGGAGCAGTTGATGGATTTGAACCATATTTAGCAGTTATAGATGAATATCATGCAGCTAAAACGAATGAAATGGTAGAGCTTATTCAATCTGGTCAAGGTAACTTACTACAATCATTGATTTTTATAATCTCTACTGCTGGATTCAATTTAAATGCACCTATGTACACAGATGAATGGCCTTATGCTAAAGAAATTTTAGATGGTTCTTACACTGATGAAGAGTATTTTGCAGTTATTTACGAACAAGATAGCGAAGATGAATGGCAAAACTCATTAATGTGGGCAAAATCCAATCCACTTATTAATGAATCAGATGAATTAAAGGAACAAATTGAAACGTTTTTACAAAAACGTGTAGATGAAGCGGTACAAAAAGGCACGATGTTTAAAGTTTTAGTTAAAAACTTCAATTATTGGATGCAAGCAAGTGAAGAAAGTTACTTAAATTTTGAGGATTGGAAGAAAAACGAAAGTGATTTCGATATAAAAGGAACTAAAACATATATCGGGCTTGATTTATCTCGTGCAGATGATTTAACTGCAGTGTCTTTTATACATTTAGATGAGCCAAATAAGCAGTATTTCATTACTAGTCACTCATTTGTATCAACAAAAGGTGGATTGCAAGCAAAAATTGAACGTGACTTAATTGATTATAGACAAATTGAACAACAGGGGTATTGTACGGTTACTGATTTGCAAAGTGGAATCATTAATCCATTACAAGTATTGGACTATATAGAAAACTTTGTAAGAAAACATAATTTAGATGTTCAAGCGATTTGTTATGACCCTTATGCTATACACAGCTATTTACCTGAAATTGAAAAACGTAATTGGCGTTATGATCTAATCGAGATAAGACAAGGGCAACAAACGTTATCTAATCCTAATATTGATTTTAGATTTAAAGTAATTAATGGAGAAATTAAACATCACAAAAACCCTTTATTAGATATCGCGATTAAAAATGCAGTTGCTAAGAATGTGAATGATGCAGTGATGATTGAGAAGAAAATGAATAGAGAAAAGATTGACCCACTTATGGCAACTATATTTGCATATGTTATTGCAAGTGAGCATGAATGGGAGAAAAAAAGAGCTTTACCTATGTTCATTTAAGGAGGTGTCCACGTGGAATTAGCAAAAAACATACTAGTTATCCTATTAGCACTATTAGGCGTTATATCAATCGCTTACGGTGCTTTTTTAGCATGGGAACCTTTAGGTTTTATTATCGGTGGTCTATTAGTAATGAGTTTAGCTTTAACGATTGACCAACCTTTCCAGAAGGGAGGTGGAAATAGATAATGGGAGTATTTAATTTTAACGGTTTTAAACGTAGCAATGATGTATCAGTAGATAAAAATACATTACGTATGCTTACTGAAGTTGGTGGCGTAGGTGGGATGGCGTGGTCTGGAATACAATCACTTAAAAATAGTGATATTTTCACAGCTATCGACATTATATCTAAAGATATTGCTTCCACAAGTATTAAATTCAATGATCGTGATAGTTATATTGATGCTGATAAGAAGATACTTAAATTACTCAACAAGAGACCTAACCCATATTTAGATGCATGGCACTTCAAGTATATTATTGTAGCTAATATGCTTTTGAACGGTAATTCATATATTGAAATTGTTCGTAATGATAAAGGTGAACCTATTGAACTTTATCATATGCAAAATAGTGCAGTATCTATTCAACAAGAAGATGAACACATTAAGTATCATTATATAGATGAACTTGACGGGCATGTTCAATTAGATGTGGAAGACGTATTACACTTTCGTATGTTCTCACTTGATGGCTTTAATGGTTATAGCCCTCTCTTTTCTCTTGCGAATGAGATAGGCATATCAATGGGAAGTAAACGTTTCTTAGATGATTTCTTTAAAAATGGTGGTACATCTACTGCAGTATTGAAATATATCGACGGACGTTATTCTGATGATGAATTAATCGAAATTAAGAAGAATTTTGAGAACAGCCAACTTAAAAATAATAATGGTTTAGTCATGCTTGATGACACTATGGATTTTAAACGTTTAGAGGTACCAACTGAAGTATTAAATTTCCTGAACAGTTATAAATTTAGTACACAACAAGTTGCTAAAGCATTTGGATTGCCGATGTCTAAACTAGGTATCGAAACTGTAAATACATCACTAAAAGATTCAGGGATTGAGTATTACAGAAATACTTTATATCCAATATTTTCAATGATGAATGCAGAAATAGAAGAAAAGTTATTTGCACAAACGCCTTATGAAGTCACGCTTGATTATGATGTATCACGATTAATTGATAGTGATCCACAAATTAAGTTGGAGCGTGTGACACAACTTTTCCAAAAGAAAATTATGATGTTAAATGAAGCGCGTGCAGAATTTGGTTTAGACCCCGTCGAAGGTGGTGACGAACCAATGGCCGACTTAAATACTATCTTACTTAATGATTTACAAGCATATCAAAATAGTAAGGTTCAGAAGAATATTGATTCCCTACAAAAAGGGGGTGAACCGAGTGGTGAACAGTCAGATTGATACAGGTCAACAAGAAATGGTAGTTGAAGGTTATGCGATTATATTTGATACATTGAGCGACGACTTAGGAGGGTTTAAAGAAATTATAAATCCGAATGCACTAAGCGAAGTAGATATATCGGATGTTAAGTGTTTAATCAATCATGATTTCAATCAAGTTGTAGGGCGTACACAAGCTAATACGTTAGAACTGACGTTAGATAGCAAGGGGTTATATTTTAAATGCTACTTACCTAACACTTCATATGCAAAAGATATATATGAAAATATCAAAGCAGGAAATGTAAATCAATGTAGTTTCTTTTTCACCCTACCACCTAATGATGAAACAGCACGAACGTGGTCAAAAGTTGATGGTGAATATGTGCAAACTATTAACAAAATTGATGAATTGATTGAAGTAAGCATTGTGACGATACCAGCTTATCAAGAAACTACAGTTGCAGTTGGACAAAGAGCTAAAGGATTAGACAAATTTAAACAACTGGAAAAAATAAAAATTGAGCTTGAATTAGAAGGCTTACGTATTGATACGTAGGTTATTTTTTATGCCGATTTTAAAAAAACAAAAGGAGGATTTAATGCATGCCAACTTTACAAGAGCAAGCAAAGTCTATTAATGACTTGATTGACCAAGCGCAAACTGCAGCTAACAAAGGCGATATTGAAACTGCCCGTAAGCTGCAAGAGGAAATCACTCAAGCAAAAGATGCCTACAATTCAGAAAAAGAAGTTGTAGATTCTGTTTCTGCTGAAGAAAAAATAAGTGGTGATTCAGAAGCACCGAAAGAAAAAACTGAAACAGAAGAAAAGAATGAAAAACCGGATGCAGAACCACCTACTGAAGATAAAAAAGTAGATGAGCAACCAGAAGAAGACAAAGAACCTAAAGCAGATGAGAAAGAACAACCGGTAGAAAAACCGGAAGCACCAATTGAAGAAAAAACACCGGAAGAATTAGAAGAAGAAAAGAAAAAGAAACTAGGGGGCAAACGTTCTATGGCGAGACAAATTTTAGGCAGTCAAGACAGTAAATTTTCAGAGGAAACACAAGCGTTTTTAAATTATGTTAAGACAAAAGGTGAACAACGTGACAATGTTAAATCGGTAGATGCACAACCAATCATTCCAGAAGATATTAAATATCAACCAGAAGAATTACCAGAAACATTTGTTGATTTGAAAAAATTCGTAAATGTTCAACCAGTAACAACTGCATCTGGATCACACCCAATTTTAAATCCAGCACAAGAAACAATGATTAGTGTGGAAGAACTAGCTAAAAACCCAGAGTTAGCTAAACCAACATTCACAGAAGTTGATTACAAAGTAAAAACATACCGTGGTCAAATTCCAGTATCTCAAGAATCTTTAGATGATTCAGAAGCAAACCTTGCAGCAATTGTTGCACAAAACAATGCACGCCAAGCTGTTAATACTACTAACAAATATATTGCAGATATTATGAAATCTTTTGCACCTGTGAATACTGCAAACTTAGATGATATTAAACAAATTATCAACGTAGAAATTGACCCAGCTTACAATCTTTCATTAGTTGTATCTCAATCTTTCTATCAAGCTTTAGATACATTAAAAGATAAAAACGGTCAATACCTATTAAAACAAGATATTACTAGTCCGACAGGTACAGTTTTATTTGGTCGTCCAGTATTCATTATTAAAGATGAATTATTTGGAGCTAAAGGTGATAAGAAAGCATTTATTGGGGACTTGAAATACGCAGTATTCTTTGCAGACCGTAAGCAAGCAACTGTTAAATGGATTGACAATGAAATTTATGGTGAATTACTTGCTGCTTATATGCGCTTTGATGTTAAGAAAGGTGTAGAAGAAGCGGGTCGTTTCTTAACTTACACTGGTACTGCTGGAGATTTAGGTACAGGTTCTGAACCAACAGCATAATAGGAGGGATATAGATGGCTAAATTTAAAGTAGTTAAATCTTATAAAGATTTAGAATTAGACAAAAATTTAAAGAAAAATGACGAGGTAGAAATGACTGTCAAACGTGCTGAAGAAGTAGAAAGTACTTTAAAAGCAAATGGTTTTGATGGTCCTTTTTTAAAACGTTCAGATAAAAAGTAGGTGATACGTGTGTATGAGCTTACGATTGAGAACATTAAAAATGCAATTCGTGTAGATCATGATTTTGATGATAACGAAATACAGTACCTATATTTACCTGCTGCTAAGCGACAAGTTAAAGGTGCAATCACAGATGACGAAGGCTTTTACACATCCAATGATGAAGTGAATAGCCTTTTTAATTTGGCTGTTATTAATCATGTGGCACATCATTATGAGAATCGTTCTACCACAACGCAATTTGAGAAAGTCGAAATACCACAATCATCACTTGCGTTAATTCAAGCGTTAAGGGGTGAGTATGCAAAATGGAAATTGGCAAACTCAAACACAGAATAAAGATATATTCAGTCGAAAACACAATAAATGATGAAGGTGGTTATGAAAAAACACCTACTACTATTGCAACACCGTTTTGTGAAGTGTCAAAAACTACTATTAAAGAATTTAGAAATGAGGACCTAGACACAAGACGTGAAACGATAGTGTTCATCATTCGTTATCGACAACAAACAGATATACATTCGGGGTTATTTGTAGAGTTTAAAGGTAAGCAATATGAAATAAAAACTATTGAAACGGACTTTCAAGACATGGAACGCCAACAGTTGAAATGCGAGGTGGTTGAATGACAAAAACACGTTATGACAGTGATAAAGAAATATCAGAGAAACTGAATAAATTAGTGTGGCAAAGTGAAAAAGAAGCTAAAAACGCAGTTACTAAAGCTACTAAGTTATATCAAAATAATTTAATTATGAATACACCAGTAGCAGTTAAAAAAACACACTCTGCACATGCTAAGGATGTAACAAAGATTTCTGGGTTTAAACGAGATTCAACATATCCTGTAAAAGAAGTAGGTTATGACAAAGCCAAATCCAGAAAAGATGCTGCGTGGTATATCCACTTCCCAGATGTTGGTACATCTATACGTGGCACTGTAGGTCAACCACCACAACATTTTTTACGTAAAACTCATGAAATGAGTAAAGCTCCAATATTGGCAATTTACATGGAAGCCTTTAGGGATATGTTAGATATTGACTAGGCATCCTATTGTACGTATGTGGGACGTATTGCGTAAAGATGAACAGTTGGTGTCAATGATGAATGAAGTCCGTAAAACAAGCGCTAAACAGCCTTTAATATACACATTTGAAATACCCGAATCTTATCAAAAAACTGAAGAAGCACCATTCATACGCTTAACAGAAATTATGAATGGCAATGCATTAGAAAACGATGGTGGCAGTAGTCATTATCGTTATTTATTTGCCGTTGAAACGTTTGGTAAATCAATCAATTCTGTTCATTCAATAAATGAACGTGTGGTTGAAATTATCGAGGGTATCAACGGCATTTGTTTTGAAAGAGAGCTTAGCAAAGATGAAGATTTCAATCTTTATAACCAAATGCTTAGCTTCAACATCATTTTAACTAAAAAGGAGTAATAAACTATGGCAGATAAAAAAGTAGCAATTACATGTGAAGGTTTTAAAGCACGTCGTCAAGAAGGTAATGGATTTGAAGCAGGAAAAATACAAGATGTTCCAGGCTTACAAGAAATCGAATTAGAGTTAGAACAAGGTAATGAACCAGTATACGCAGATGGCGTTAAGAAATTATCTTTATTCAGTGGTATTACAGGTGCAACGTTAACTGCGACATTAATGGAATTATCTAAAGCAGAACGTACGTTATTACTAGGAGTAAAAGTAGAGAATGGTATGGAAATTTATGGTTCTGACATGGTGCCACCGTATGTGTCAGCTTCATGGAAATATCGTTGTAATGATGGTTCATATATTCATTACGGATTAGTTCGTGGAAACTTTAATGTTCCGGGTACGAGCGCTTCTACTATGGAAGATTCACCGGAACAACAAGACCAAGTAGAAATTGAAGGTTCATTCATGCAACGTAGTTCGGAAGATAAAACAACTTTTGTACGTATTCATGATGGCGACCCTGAATTCCCTGGAGAAGAAGAATTCTTGAAATTTATTCATGGTGAAGTGACGACTACACCAAATGAACCTACTGAAGAACCAGCAGCATAAATTGATCTAAGGCGACTTTAATAGGTCGCCTATTTTTGTATACAAAAATAACTTATAAGGAGCTTATATAAATATGGCTAAAGTAACTTTAAAAATTGATGGTAAGAATAAATCGTTTGTGAAAGATAAATTGAATTTAGGTGCAATGAAAGCACAAGCAGAGTTTGAAGAAACATTGCAAGGTGGATTTAGTTTGATGAATGAAATGCAATTGTTATATCGCAAACACAGAAAAGTATTGAATGAGCAGGAAAAGTTAGAAAACAAACTTGCGGAAGTTGAAACAGATGAAGAACGAGAAAACTTATTTGAACAAATTGAACAAATTGAAGAAACAGATGAATATAAAGCATTTGAATCTGAAGTTGATGTATTACGTGAGAGAGCAGAAAAGGAATCATCAATGCAATCATTTGAAGTATATGACGCTTTCGCTAATTTACTTGTGAAAGTATTCGATGAAAAATTCACTGTTGATGAAGTGTTTGACGGTTTAGAAGTTGAAAATTCACTACCTGAAACATATAGCAAAATATTTGCTAATAACGATACGGGAAAGCAAACGAAAAAAGCGAGTACAACGAAGGCAAAACAGCCAGCGAAGTCGTAGAAGATATTTATGAAGTTTATCGTCACTTTATTGAGGATGCACAATATAAACCTCATGAAGTTGACCAAATCATTATGGAGGACTTCAATAAAATATTTGCTACTAAGAAACGTAAGAAAAAGGCATCTAAAGTTGCTAAGTCTGGCGTTCTAAGTCCAGAACAAATGATGGCGATGCTATAAAAAAGGTGGTGAGAGAATGACAGAATTTAATTTAGGAGCCGAGGTGTCGATGGATGTTGACCCCTTAAAAGCATCCAAAACCACAATTGAACGTAACTTAAAGGCAATTAATAAATCGTTGCGTGATCAACGTAAAGAATTCAAGCAGAATGAAATTAGTGCAGAATCTTTAGCTAAGCAAGAAACAGATTTGGGTCGTGCAGTTAAGTTGCAAAAAGGATTGCTCGAAAAAAGAAATAACACACTTAATGAAATGCAACGTCAGTTAAAAGAAAGCAACAATGTGACTGATGAGCAAAAAATTAAATTGCAAAATGCTAGTAGGGCAGTACAACAAGCAGAAAATCAGTTGAATAGTTATGAGAGTGAATTAAAACAAACTCAAACACAACAAAAACTATTAGGTCGTACTACAAATCAAGTCAAAAATAGTTTAGGTCAATTAAGAAATGAAGCGAAATTGACTGAAATGAGATTCAAGCAATCTGAAAAAAGTGTAAGTGGTTATAAAAATAGACTAACTGAATTAAATCATACAATGCAAAAGCAAAAGGCTCACACTGACCTACTTAAAGGTAATTTACGAGAATTAGAGCGCGCGCAACAAGGTAATAGCAGAGAGGCCAATGTATTAAGAAACGATATCTTAAAAGAGGCAATAGCTTTTCAAATATTACAAGGTCGTATTGATGAAACTACTGACGAACTTAAAGAGTACCAACGTCAACAAAGACTAATGGGTACTGCTACAAATGCATGGGTAGGTGCTCGTGAACAAATGGACCGTATCGCCACAACTCTACGTAGTTTAGGCGAACTAACACAAGGTATTGTTGGTGGCGTAATGACTAC